CCGGTCAGTCGACCGAACGTGTCAGCGTAACAGAATCAGCCGATGACAAGCTGTTTGCAGCGGCCCGTGATGGCCTGATCATGCGAACTCTGCGAGCCAGCGGAATGCGAAACCAGACGCTGGCAAACCCAGCGGCCGGACATCAGGACTTCGTCAGCATGAAGCTGGGCCGCGTTGCAGAAATGTACGCGGAAAAGATGGGCTGCGACGTTCGACGCATGGCCGCAAAGGATATCGCACTGGTTGCGATGGGCCATCCGGGATCAATGAACAGGTTCCGAATTCAGCGTGATGCGTATCACACGACCGGAAGCTTTTCGAATCTTTTGCTGGACGCGGCAAACAAGACGCTTCTGGCAGGATATGAGGAAGCACCGTTCACTTGGAACATGTGGGCGCGTGACGCCGGAACGACTGCGGACTTCAAGAACATTAACCGCATTCGCTTCAGCGAAATGGGTACGCCTGAAATGGTCCCTGAAGGACAGGAGTACAAAGACGCGGGAATGTCGGACACAAAGGAAACGTACAAGATCAACAAGTACGGCAACATGTTCACAGTGACATGGGAAACCGTTGTCAATGATGATCTTGACGCTATCAGCCGCATTCCAGCAATGCAGGGAGCAGCGTGCCGACGTTTGCAAAATCAGGCCGTCTACGGCGTTCTGACAGCGAATGCCGCAATGGCTGATACTGGCCTGTTGTTCAACGCGACAGCTCAGACGACTGCCGGGGGTCACGCAAACTATGCGACGGGTGCCGGTGCTCCGGCAGTTGGAACGCTGAACACTGCGTTTATCTCCATGATGACCAAGAAGGGCCTACGGTCGGACGTGATCCTAAACATTCAGCCAGCGTTTTTGATCGTTCCTGCGGCAATTTCTGCGACGGCACTGCAGTTACTGGGATCTATTGCAGATCCATCGGTCGGCGGTTCCGCGGCTGGCAACAGCAACACCAAGAACATCTACGGGCCGAACGGTGATCGACCACTGAAAGTTATTGTCGAGCCACTGTTGGATGCTAACAGCTCAACGGCTTGGTACCTAGCTGCGAATAACAGCCAAGTTGACACGGTCGAAATTACGTTCCTCGAAGGCGAACAGTCTCCGGTGCTCGAAAACGAGTGGGACTTCGACAAGGACGTTTACAAGTACAAGGTGCGTCAGACATTTGGCGTGGCCGCCATCGACTATCGCGGACTGTACAAGCACAACGGGGCGTAATTGCCTGACTGATGAAACACGGCGGGCCGCGTGGTCCGCCGTTCTTTGAAGCACTCCCAACGGTAGCGGAATGCGATGACCCGTTTTGAAAGGTGATTGAAATGGCAGGTCTTCAGGACTTTCAGGAATATGTCGACGACTTCGAAGGCACGACAGTGACCTTCCCGACGTCAGCAAACATTGGCACGCCGTGGCTCACCGACGTCACAGGAGCTGCACCACCGACGCACGTGCGAAGTGCGGGTGCCGCGATTCTGACATTAACGGCGGACAACCAGGCACAGATTCTTGGTTTGCATCACAACGACGCGTTGACGTTCGACATCGACGATATTCAGCGTGTCGAGATGCGAGTCAAGCTGGGTGCAGCGACATTCACAAGCGGATCGATTCTTGTGTTCGGCGTATCGTCAGCCCGTAACGATACGGCTGACAGCGTGGCAGAACATGCTTGGTTTCGCATGGAAGGAGCCAACAGCACAACTGTCGTCTATTGCGAAAGCGACGACGGCACGACTGACAAGAATGACATTTCCAGCGGTGTGACACTCGGAACGACGTACAAGCGGTTCGTGATCGACTTCACGGGCGGCAAGTCAAACGTCCGGTTTTACATCGACGGTGTCCGTGTTGCAGCATCTACCACGTTCGATATGTCGGCGTATTCGTCCGGACTGCAGCCGATCATTCAGTTGCAGAAAGCGGCGAACACAAACGCGGATGTGTGTACGATTGATTACGTCAAGATTCTTGCGAAACGAACATGAGCCTAGCAGATCGGATCGTAACTGATGCGGCTGGCGTGTTTCTTAACAGCGATCACTTCGCTGAAACAGTCACGTACCACCCGCATCGGTTCGGGACGCCAGCAACGCCAAGAACGATCAAGGCCGTTGTGATTCGCAATCAGGTGTCTACGTTTGGGCCGGACGAACAGATCGTGCCAGAGTTCGAGGTCAGAGTTGCGAACAATTCCACGACTGGAATCAGCAGCGAAGAACTCAACACAGGTGGCGACATGATTAAGCTGGCCGTGCGAGTCGGAGAAACGCCGACAAAGCGGTCAGTGCAGTTATTGTCTGAGCATGATTCCGGAATGCTGGTGTTGATATGTCGGTAACGTTTCAAACTCCTGTTGTCTCACGAATCTCAGATGAGATCTTTGCGCGGCTTCAGGCGTTGGTTTCTGGCAGTGCTGGGGCGTATGCGTTCACGGATGTCGTCAGGCCGACGAAGCTGGCGACATACACACCGCAACACGGACTGGTCGTTTTGACTCGTGGAGAAGTTTCTCGACTAACGGAAATCGATTGTCCTGGCAATCCTCCGGCGGTTGGATATCAGCAGACGTTTTTGATTCGTGTTCACATTGCTCCGAGTGAAAAAGATACCACGCCAGTTGAGGTGTATGAGGATGTCATGGAATCGGAAATTCACAAAGCAATCGTGAACGATCCGGCAACGTGGCACACGTTTGGAGACTTGGCAATTCTGGCTGATCTCGGAGCACAACAGACCGCAACATCAGACGGAGGATACGACGGAATTGCCATTCCGCTAACGGTCATGTTTCGAGTCAGTGAGGGCGATTTGTACACGGTGCGAGCATGATTGCCATCGACATCGACGCAAAGCAGTTAAAACGGTTGCGTGAGTCGGTCGGTAAGGCAAAAAACAAATTTGGGCGAGAACTGGCAGCAGCAATCAACGCGGCTGCGAAGAAAACAAAACTGGACATCGGGCGAGACGTTCGAAGCGTCATCGCCATCAAGAAAAAAGAGTCTGAAGCCCCGTTGAAGATTCACGCAAAAGCCACAGCGGACCAGCCAAAGACAACTGTCAGCATCGCAAAAACCAGACGACTCGGGCTTAGGCACTTCGGAGCACGTCAGGACAAACGCGGCGTATCGTTCAAGATATCAAAACAGGGCGGACGGAATCGAGTCGACGGAGCATTCCAAGGCCCGAAACCGGGTGTGATGAATGTAAAGTGGCGGGGCAATGCCTTTCGCAGAGTTGGCAAAGAGCGTTTGCCAATCATTCATATTCGCGGCGTGTCAGCGTTTGGGGCCTACGTCAAGAACAAATTCACCAAGCCGCAAATCAAGCGAATCAATGACGAGCTGCGAAAGCAGATGGAACGACGGATCAAACTCAACATTCTGCGGGCTGAAGGGCTCGTGTCGAAATAGGAACAAAACATGAGCGGACTTTTGAGACGTCGTCGCGTATTCGCTGCTAAGGTCGAAGCAACCGTTGGCACTGCGGAATCATTGACATCAGCCGAAGCCGCATTCAACGCGGAAGATTTTACCATTCAGCCGAATGTCGCTGTCACCCGACGACAGGGGCAAGGTGGATTCAATTATCTGCCGGGGATTCCTGAAGGAATGCAAGGCACATGCACGGTTCGTTTCGGCATGTCGTACAACGGAACGACGCTGCCTTCATGGGCATCTGTGCTGTTGCCTGCGTGCGGCTGGGTCGCCACTTCGCTAGTGCTGTCGCCAGTCACTGAACGCCCTGGCGGATCTGGAGGCGTCAAGACGATCACAATTGGTGAATACAAAGACGGCAAGTTATCGATTCTGTCCGGTGCGATGGGCACATGGAAGATTATCGCGGAAACCGGCAAGCAAGCGATGATCGAATTCACTTTCACCGGAAAGTATTCGACCAATGAAACAGACATCGCGATTCTAGCCCCGACCTATCCGACCGTGTTGCCGATTCGTGTCGCTAACGGTGCCCTGACATTCAATTCCGTTGCACTGTGTACGGCATCAGTTGAGATTGATTCCGGCAACACGGTGACGATGCGAGAATGCGTCAATGCGAGTGATCGCAGCGGCTACATTTCTGCGATTGTCACAGATCGGGCTCCGGTCATCACGGCGAATCCCGAATCTGCATTGGTAGCCACACAGGACCGTGACGCTCTGTGGCTGACAAGTTCCGCTCAGGCGTTTTCGATGCAGATTGGAGCAACTGGAAATTCGATCACGATTGCAGCCCCCAAAGCTCAAATTGAAAACAAGCAGCAAGGCGACCGCAACGGAATCATGTCGGACGATTTGACTTGGCTGTGTACTGCGGGCGGTTCCGCAGATACTGAACTCACTATCACTTTTGATTGATTTATATGCCTCGAAGTCTTGACCCTTCATCGAAGCTCACAATGGTTCTCGCATGCGACGTTGATAAGACGCCGCAGCCGAAGATTTTCGCGAAAACGCCGACTCTCAACCAGCAGCGAAAGTTGGTCGCACTGTTGCAAGGCTTGGGCGGTGGTGACATCGCGGCGAGCATGGACGCACTATTAGACGCGGCGGCGATGTGTCTAACTGGCTGGGAGAATATTCCGGTCGAATTCAGCCGCGAAACAATTGGCGATGTTTTGACGCTTGATGAGCTGGTTGAAGTGTTCACGTTCTTAGCGGCGTCCACGTCAGCAACACCAGACGATAAAAAAAAATCAGAGTCGCAGCCCTCGTGCGATGTGGTGAACTCTGCAAGTCCTGCGTTGGTCGTTGTCGCGACATTGTAACACCAGAGCAGCCAGCGGAAATTGAGTGTCCGGAATGTGGCGGTGAAGGATGCAAGAATTGTAAGGATGGATGGTTCGAGGTTGGTCAATGTCCCATGAAATTCATTGGGCCGGAACTCAACAGTGATATTCAGATTCTGACAGCGAGTGAGCATCATTTGCCAGTGACTGGCGGAATCCTCGATCAGTCGGCGTGGTGGTTCGAGCTGAGAAGCATTCTGCGAAGCGAAGAATACCGAATCGAAAGCGAACGAGACAAGAGGCGGAACCTGTGAGCAACGGCATTGATTTTGTCATCGGCGGAAAGAATCAGGCGCAGCCTGCAATGTCCGCTGTCGAAAAATCGCTTCAGCGTCTTGAGCAAAAAACGGAATCCGTAGGTAAGTCTACGCAACGACTGGCAGCCGTTACCGGAACGCTGACAACCGTCTATGTCGCGGTCAAAGCGGCATTGGCGGCATTGGGTGGTCTGAATCGAATCAACGCGGCCTATGATGCACAAACAGAGTCAGTGAAGAAACTAAACTCCGCTCTGCAGATTCGCGGAGCCGCAGATGCGACGTCAAAAATGCAGGATGTCGCCAAGTCCATCGAGAAGATGACCGGCGTATCCGACAATGCAGCCCTTGCGTTAATGCAGCAAGCGTCGGGAATGGGATTTGCTACGGGCAAGATGGACGATGCAGCCAAGGCCGCCATTGGGCTCGGTGCGGCGATGGGAAAAGACGCGGCGTCTGCTATGGGCGATCTGAAATCAGCCCTTGAAGGCAACTTTGACGCATTTGCGGCGGTCAATCCGCAGATCATGTACATGCGGACGAATCAGGAACGACTTGCGGCCGTTATGGCAATCGCCAATCAGGGACTGGCACAGCAAGCGGCGGACATGACGACGGTCGCGGGTTCAGGTCGTCGCGCTGACTCTGCAATGTCAACGCTGATGGAATCAATCGGGAAAATCATTGCCCCAATTCGCGTGCTGATCAATGCAGGGCTGCAGCAGCTGGCGACGTCCTTTGACGCGTTGCTCGTGCCTGCCGTTGAATACGCAACAAAGATTCTTGAGAACATCGGGCCGATCATGGACTGGGTGAAAGAAAAGGTCGTTCAGGCTATCAATGTGATCGTCGGTGCGTTTACCTTCATGGAGGTTATCGTCACGAATCTGGGCAGCGTTTGGGAGATTGCAAAAGCGGCGACTGAACTGGCAATGATTACTATTTCAGAAGTGATCATGCACGCATTCACGCAGACCATTCCGGCTTATGTCGTGTGGTTCGGTGAAAACTTCATCAACCTGATACGCGACGCATTTAACGGCGTGATTACGATCATTACAAACGCCGGGCGAATTATTGGCGAAACGGTTTACCAAATCTTTGCGTTCATCGCCTCGGGTGGTGAAGGCGGCATTGAAGGACTGATGAAAGGGCTTGGAGAGGCGGCAAGCATTAGCCTGCTTGATGGCTTTCAATCGCAACTGACATCACTTCCGGAGATTGCAGCCCGACAGTTGACGGAGCGCGAAAAGGATCTCGCCGAAAAAATAGGGGCTGTTGGCGGAAGACTCGGTGACGAGTTTTCCAACAAGATGCGTGACAGAATGCTGGGCGTCGGCTCCACGCTTTCCAGCGAAGTGCAGAACGCGGCAAGCAGCATCGACCTGAAGATGAGGCCGTCTGTACTGATGCAAGGAACGCCAGTCGCCGAGGGCCGTTTGTT